ATGCTTATATTTCTCAAAGACCTCCTCTTGTAGGGGGTCTTTTTTTATCTAAATATTTAAAAAGTATATAATAATGACTGCATCAGGTTTTAGAAATCAGGTAAAGAATAAGAACTTCCTAAGCCCTACTGGGTTTAAGTTTATTTTAAATAGAGCTCCTAAGGTAGTATTCTTTTCTAACCAAGCAAATATTCCAGGTTTAAATTTAGGAACTACAGAACAAAATACATATCTAGCAGATATTCCTGTACCTGGTGATAAGATACAATTTCAGGATTTAAATTTAAGATTTCTAGTAGATGAAGATCTAGAAAACTATCTAGAGATCCAGCATTGGTTAAGAGGACTTGGTTTCCCAGATAGTTTGAAAGAGATATATGAATGGCAAAGCAGTAATCCAAATGCACCAGCAGGAGAATTAAACTATACATGTGATGGAACATTGAATGTTCTGTCTAGTTCTAATACACCAAACTTTAAAGTTAAGTTCTTGGATATGTTCCCAGTATCATTATCAGATCTAGACTTTGATGCTACTGATAGTGATATAGACTACTTGACAGCCAATGTTACTTTCAAGTATACTATATACAACATTACTGATTTGGATGATAATATTTTATGAGTATTGATCTTGAATCTATTCAAGAGATGTGGGAGAAAGATGCACAGATAGACAGAGATAATCTACATGATGAGTCATTAAATATTCCCTCTCTACATGCAAAGTATTTTGAATTGT